ATCCAATAGGCAAGAATTAGTCGTTGATGCTATTGCTTCAGAGTATGCAGTCGGGACGGCGGGAAATAAGGAAGTTGGGCGAGGTGGTACGGTTCAATATTTTCACGGCTCAGAGGCGGCTTTTTGGCCTAACACTGATGAGATTAAAGCGGGATTACTTCAATCTATTGCGGACCTAAAAGGGACTGAGATCATACTAGAATCAACGGCTAACGGCCTTGGAAATATGTTTCATACAATGTGTATGGATGCCCTTAATAAGCGAGGCGATTATCAATTGATTTTCGTCCCTTGGTTTTGGCAAAATGAATACAATAGAGAGTTTAATGATGATATTCAGTTGAATGACGATGATTTAGCTTATCAAAAAACATACGGTTTAAATGATAATCAAATGGCTTGGCGGCATTATAAAGAGATAGAATTGGGCGTCGTTAAGTTTAAGCAGGAATATCCGGCCAATGCAATTGAGGCTTTTCAAGCGAGTGGTGACTCTCTTATAAGTCCAGAAGTATTAATGAGGGCCAGGAAAAGCAAAGTTACTTCAAAAAATTCACCTTTAATCATGGGAGTTGATCCGGCCAGGTCAGGTGATAGGACGGTCATAGCCTTTAGAAGAGGGCGTGAGATACCTATTTATTATACCTGGGATAACATGGATTCAATGAGGTTAGCGGGAATTTGCGCTAAATTGATCGAAAAACATAAGCCCGCAAAGGTTTTTATTGATGTTGGGCTCGGATACGGGACTATTGACCGGCTAAAAGAGCTTGGTTATAAGAAGGAAGTAACCGGAGTTCATTTTGGTTCCGCCGCTATAGAGTCAGATATATACTTGAATAAACGTGTTGAAATGTGGCTGAACATGAAATTATGGTTTAATGAAGGCGAGGTAAGTATTCCCAATAATGACGAAATACACGCCGACTTAGCTTGCGTCCCGGACTTTATAGAGACTTCTTCAGGTAAAATTAAACTAGTTGATAAGAGAAAGATAAAAGAAAATTATGGACGTTCACCGGATATTGGAGACGCTTGCGCGTTAACTTTTGCTTTTCCGGTTAATATCGCAGTTAATAGAACAATAACAAAAAAGGGCGGGGGCGGTTCCCCACTTAAAACCTTAAGGAATCGAGGGAAGTAATGGGATCAACACCAGTATATCAGAAAGCAAAAAAAGCGGTAAAAACCGGAGTTAGAATTGGCGCGGCAACAATGACTTTTGGAAGTAGCGAGGCGGCGATAGCGGCGTCAAAAATTCCAGGTCAGATCAAAGAAGGCAAGGCAATGCAAAAAGCTGCGGAGGCTTCACAGGCTAAAGTGGTGGCAGAGGACGCCGAGGACAATAGACGTAAAAAGGTATTTAGAGAGGCTAAAAGGAAATCACTTGCGGCATTTTCTCAAACCGGCCCTTTAGGGTTAGCCGGGGCCAATAAGGCCAACACTACTCGTAGGCGTCTACTAGGAAACTAAAATGAATATAGTTAACGATAAGCTGAACAGATATGATGATCTTAAGAAAAAGAAACAGGTTTGGGCTCCGTTATGGCAAAAAACGGGCGAGTATATCCACACAAAAAAGCAGGATTTCACGACTATTAACACTCCTGGTACTTTCTTAAATGAGGAACTTTTTGACTCAACAGCGCCCAAAGCAAACAGAAAGATGGCGGCGTCTCTTATCGGTAACTTATGGCCCAACGGTGGACGTTCAGCAAAGATTGTCCCGGTCAGAGGCTTAAAAGATTCAAAAGATAATAAGGATTACTTTGAGAAAATTAACGAAGTTCTTTATGAGGCGTTAGATGATCCAAGCGCCGGCCTAGTGTTGGCCCTAGAAGAGTATATGAATGATCAGGGCGCATTCGGTTGTTCCGGTTTATATTGTGATGATAGCCATGGAGATGAGTCAGAGCTTATTTTTAAGGCATGGGGAATTGATGAGGTATGTTTAGAAGAGGGTAAAAGCGGCTCCGTTGATATTGTTTACCGCGAGTTTGAATGGTCAGTTAATAAAATTGTAAATGAATACGGGCTCGAAAATGTATCAAAAAGGGTTTCAGACAAGTGGAACGACGGCCGCTATGACGATAAATTTAAAATACTTCACATTATAGAGCCTAGGGAAATGACTCCGAAAAGAAAGGGCAATGAAGCAATGCCTTACATGAGTCTACATATCGAAATAGAAGCGCGAAAACTATTAAGAGAGTCGGGATTTCAAGAAAAACCCGCTTATTTTGCAAGATTCTATAAAAAAAGAGGCGAGGTTTATGGACGTAGTCCAGGCATGGACGCCTTACCAGATATTTTAGAGTTAAATGCTACTAGAGAGGCGAGAATAAGCGCCATTGAGAAAAGTTTAGATCCGCCATTGGCCATTGAAAACGATGGTATTTTAGGCGGTGGCTCGCTTGATACTAGTGCCGGCGCTATGAACGTCCTTAATATTACTGGACGGGCTCAAAGCACGGGAAATCCAATTTTTCCACTTTATACGGTTGACACAATTAGAGAAGCCGACAAGTCGATTGAAGAACTAAAAACACAAATAAGCGAGCATTTTAACATTGATAGCCTTTTAGACTTCAATAACAATACGCAAATGACTTTAGGTGAAACCCAAATGAGGGCGGGAATCAGAGCCCAGGCGCTTGGATCCTTATTCACCAGGCAGATTAACGAGGTTTTAACACCCATAATTGAGAGGGCCGTAGCGGTACTCTTTAGAAAGGAAAAGCTTGGCTATTTTCCCGATGATCCAATTATTGAAGAGATAGAATTTTTAGGATTAGAGGACTTTATTAAAATCCCAGAGGACGTTGCCAAGTTGATCGTAGCGGGCAAGGATTTTTATACAGTTAAATATGACACACCGGCGGCGAATATGATGCGAGCCGAGGAAGCTCAAGGCGTTGTAAGGGCGTGGGAGTTTGCCGGACAAATAGCACAGTTTAATCCTGAAATTTTAGACAACTTGGATGCTGATAAATCCCTGGAAGTTATAGCCGGGGCGTCGGGAGCGCCATCCTCTATTATGATTTCAACCGAATTAAAAGAGGCCTTAAGGGAACAAAGGGCGGCAATGCAACAACAACAAATGGAAATGGAACAACAACAACAACAACTCGGGCAAGTTGAACAGGCGGCAAATATAGCCGACACAATGGAGCCAGAGAGTAATGAGAATCAACAATAAACCTGAAAACAATAACTTAAAAAAGTTAGAACAAGATTTCAACCAAACCTTTGCAACGGGTCACGGGAAAAGAGTCCTGGCCCATATTATGAGAGAATGCGGCTTTATTGAGCCGAGTGTAACCATTAACAACCAGAGTGCAGAGATTAACCTAAATGCGACTTTATACAATGAGGCGCGTCGAAACGTATATCTATCAATTAGAAAATTCATAAGAACAGATATCATTAGGGACGTTGAGAGCCCTTTAAACAGCGAGGATTAAATGGACGACAATACATCAACACCGCCGGTTGTGGCGGCTCCAGTAGAGCAGACAGCTACTTTAAACACTAATTACACACCAGAGGCGACACCACCAGAAACGTCGAGCTTTAAGGAATCAATCCCGGAGGCTTATAGAGATAAGGAATATCTTAAAAATGCGGATAGCATGGAATCTCTTTTGGATCAGTATGAAAACGCTCAAAAACTTATCGGTAAAAAGCAGATTCCAGGGGCGGACGCCACTCCGGAGGAAATGACTGAATTCTATAATAAGCTACGTCCAGAAAGCCCGGATAAGTATAACTTTGAATATCAAGAAGGCGCGGAAGTTAATCAAGAATTTGAAACTTCAATGAAAAGCATTTTTCACGAGGCGGGACTTTCCGAGGGCCAGGCCAAGTTGGTTCAAACGAAATATGACGAATTAATTAATGGCATGATGCCGGATCCTGGAGCCCAGGACGCCGAATTTGATAAAATGTTCGCGGATCATTTCGGGGATAGGCAGGACGACGCCACCAGGAAAGCAAATCAGTTACTAAGTGAATTCGCCCCAGAAAGTATGAGAGCGGCTATAGCAGAGCTTGGAAATAATGAACTTCTTCTCTTAACTTCAGTCCTGGACGGCGTTGCAAATAAGTATATTTCAGAGGATAGAATAGCGCCTAGCGGCGGAAATAATACTCCAGTTGATGCCAGGGCCAAGGCGCGAGAGCTTATGGCGTCGGATGCTTATAAGAATGCTTTTCACCCTGACCACTTATCAATAAAGGCTCAGGTAAAAGAACTTTATGGAGCTATGAACTAGAGTTACATTTTAAAAAAAATGCTATCTTTATGAGTTAAAATTTCATTATAGGGTAGCTTTTTTAAGTCCTTGCATCATTGTAAGCAATGGGATCGGTGGGCCTAACCCGCAAGAAAACGTCCGTAATAGGGGAGCGTGGTCGAAAGGGCAATAAATAACTAACTTTTTAACTACTAACCTAAAAAACGGAGAAAATAATGGTTCAGTCAGTAGATAAAGCACTAATTACGCAGTTTAGCGATATGGTGCACAATGAAGCGCAACAACTTAAGGCGCGTTTAAGACCTTATGTTCAAATTAAAAAAATGGAAGGCGACCATTTCGCTTATGACGGGCTTGGATCCGTGGAATCTCAAGAGCTTTTCGGAAGAGTCAATAAGACTGAATTCGGAGATATCGAGCACAATAGACGTAAAATTGCTAAGAGACGTTTTTCTATCACTCTTCCAATTGACGGCGACGATGTTGAAGGGATGCTTTTAGATCCTCAAGGTGAATATGCTAAGGCGGTTGTTGCTTCTATGGAACGTCGTTTTGATCGTGTAGTAATGGACGCGGCCTTTGCTGATGTTCTTACCGGGCGTGATTTTGATACAACGGTTGATTTTGCCACCGACGGCGGTACGACGGTTGATGCCACGGCGGGTTTAACTTATGAGAAACTTTTAGAGATCAATCAAAACTTTGTTAATAACGAAGTTGGATGCGAGATTCCTGAGACAATGTATCTTACAATTTCAGGAAAAGAACAAACGGCTCTTATGGGTGAGGCGGAATTAACATCAGGTGATTACACGAGACAATTCGGAATTGAAAAAGGTCAGCTACAAAATGCAGCAGGACTTGATTTAATTAAGTACGGAGCTTCAGTATCAAACCCTGTAATTCCATTAAACACAGGCGGAACAGAGCGTTTCCTTTTGGCAGCTTCTAAACGTGCAATGTGTGTTGGAATCGCTAAGGAAATTGAGCTTAAGATTCAACCTAGACCGGATTATGTTGACGTTATGCAAGTTCAAGCAATTTTTACACTTGGAGCAGTAAGAACGGAAGGCGCTTTGATCCAAAAAATTAGAACTACTGTTTAATATTTTTTAACCTTATTAGGAGGGCTTAAAATGGCCGTTATTGACAAATATGCAAATGCAGATAATGAAGCGGGAAAAAAATCAAACCCAGCTTTATCAACGGGCGCAGAGAAAAAAGGCTGTGTCTCAACTACTGAATTAGAGTCGGGAGATTCAAACGATTCGGTTTTAAGGATGTTTAAGGGACTTAATCCGGAGATTATCCCTACAGCTATTCTATTAAGTGCTGATGCGCTTAGTACCTCGGGAGCTTGCCACATTGGTTTATACGAGACTGATTCGGTTGTAGTTGACGCGGATTGTTTCGCAGCTTCGGTTGATGTTTCAAGTGCTGTATTAAGAGGAAACGGAATGGTTGCACTAGGTATTGAGGAATTTACTAAGAAACTTTTTGAACATGCCGGGCATACTGCGGCGACTAAAAAAGAATCTTATGATCTTTGTATCACAGTTACAAATGTTGGAGCTACGGGCGCGGGTACTTTTAGCCTAGAGCTTGAATACTTGCATTAAGAGAGAAAGCACACACAATTAAGGGGGGCCGGATGGCTCCCTTTTTTTAATTTAAAGGGATATTTATGGCCGGAATATTATCAAGCGTTGAAATTTGTAACCTGGCCTTAGATCATCTTAAAGAAGAGTCAATCTCATCTATCGAAAGCCCCGTGACTAACGTCGAGGTTCTTTGCAAAAGGTGGTATGACCAAGTGAGACGCGCAACACTTAGAAAACATCCCTGGAATTTCGCAATTAAAAGGGTTTTATTGCCTGAATTGGCGGAAGCTCCAGAATTCGAATATGCAAAACAGTATCAACTCCCTTCCGATTTTATTAGGTTTTTAACAATTGGAACTTATGGGAATCAAAAACGCTATCAATTAGAGGATAATAAAATACTAATCGACGATGTTAACGAGTTGACGAGTAGTGGCGCGTTGCCTCTCAGGTATATTTACGATTTTACATCAGTGGTCTTAATGGATCCGCTTTTTATCGACGTTTTAGCCGTTGAAATAGCTATAAGAATTTCTTACCAGATCACAGGATCGGGCACTAAGGGGCGCGACTTGGCGGCTATGCTTGCCGATTTAGCACCGGCGGCCTATGCGGTTGACGGTCAAGAAAGACCACCTACGAGGCGAGAAACATCCCGGTTTAAATCAAAAAGAAGAGGGCATAATTATTCGGTGGCGTCTCCCTGGACAATTACGGAGACTATTTAAAAATGGTGAAATCAACTCAATCTTTTCAAAACTTTTCGGCGGGCGAATTAAGTCCCAGGATGCGCGGGCGTTTTGATATTCCTTTATACTTTTCAGGTCATGAGAGAGTAGAAAATTTTATTGTGGAAGCTCAAGGGCCGGCCAGATATCGAACGGGCTTAAGGTTTGCGGATACTACTTATAAGAATAACCCCGCCGTATTAGTCCCTTTTGTTTATAATGACGAACAGAGTTATATGCTTGAATTAACAGACTCCAGGGGCCGGATTTATACGGACGGCGGACTTTTGAATAAAGGCGTTACGTTATCAATAACCGCCATAAGCCAAGCCTCTTTGGCCGTCGTTACCTTTTCGGGAGCGCATGGCCTGGCCACGGGTGATGAAATTCTTATTACTGGAATTCCTGATTTTACAGCGCCACCAAGAATGAGCCTTTTAAATGGTCAATATTTTACGGTCACTTACTTGACGCCAACGGACGTTGGGATAAATTACGATACTTCAACATATGGCGCTTATGGTGGCTCAGGTGGTGAGGCGGTTCAGATCGTCCATTTCATACATCCCTATTTAGAGGCAGAGCTTTTTGCGGTAAGGACGGCGCAGCAATCTGATGCCATGTATTTAACCCACAGGAATCA